CTGCCGATGCAACTTTGGTGGCTGGTCAATACCTCGGAGCGTTCACAGCGTCGTTCTCGGGTCGCACAATGACAGCGCCGAACAACGGCATGATTACCATAGAGATTTACGCTGATACAGCGTCCGACTGGTCGTACACAGGTAATCCAAGTGCGCGCCCTATTGACATGGTTCGTTTCTTAATTGGAGACACCGACTCCACAAATGCACAACTGAACGACCATGAAATCACTGCTTTGCTTTCGCAAGGGTCAAATGACGCAAACCGCGCCGCTGTTTATGCGTGTCGTTCGCTGGCAACTAAATACGCATCAAAAGCCGACTACTCGCGTTCCGTTGGTGGTCTTTCAATATCTACGCAATATGGCGCGACGGCTGACCGCTACCTCAAGTTGGCGGCAACTTTGTCTGCGCAAGGAGATGAACAAGACCCACCTATCCCGACAGTGTCTGCTGACGCTTTGGGTTCGTTTCACTTCTCAGTTGACATGGACAAGTTTCGGTGACGATTGAGTCCGTGTTTCTTGACCTGATGCCTTCAACGGTGACGTGGTACTCACAAACGACTCGTGACGCCTATGGTAAAGACACATGGTCTGGGACTGCCAATAAACAACGCTGTCGTATTGAAAAGAGCAAAGGGCTGACAAACACGGACGATGGGCAGTCTGTTGACGAAGATGGAACTGTTTATTTCTATGGCGTGAGCACTATCGGGATTAACGATAAACTGGTGTTGCCTGACGGGAGCACAAGAATTGTCCTGACCATAAACACCCACAATGACGGCGACGGTGCTTTTGTTACAGTGCTGACGTTCGGGAAGGCGTGACATGGCTACGATTAACGGAATTGAGAAGTTGCTCGGGGCTTTACGCAAAATGGAGCACGACACAGTCGGTGTTGTTGGGCGCGCCCTTTATGAAGAGGCGTTAGACGTTGCTCAAAAGGCTGACCTTCTTGTCCCTTACGACTCAGGTATGTTGGCGCGTTCGCAGGTTGTGCATCACCCAAATCAGGCAGGCAACAAAGTATTCGTGGACATTACCTACGGTGGAGTTGCGACTCCGTACGCACAAGTTCAACATGAAAATCTTGCCTTTTTCCACCCCTCTAAAGCATCAGGGCTTCCACCAAACGGACGTCAAGCGAAATACCTAGAACAGCCAGCGCGCGAAGCGTTGATTGGGTTGCAGTACCGACTCGGCATTCGCATTGAAGCAATCGCGAGAGGATTTATCTAATGCCTTTGTTAGACGCTCTTGGAGCAAAACTTGTCACCGACGGAGTTGGAACTTTGGCTACCGACATTTTCTTGTCGTACTTGCCTGACTCTCCCGATGTGGCAGTTGCTGTTTATGAGGACAGAGGAAATGGTGCTGACCAAGTGTTCGGAGCCAGCGTTGTTTCAATTGAGCGTCCGTCAATCCGTGTTGTTGCCCGAGCGTCCCGAGATGACTATCCAACTGCCCGAGCCAAGTTGCTGACCGTTCGCGCGAGCCTCGGGGCAATTCGTGATGTCACGATTTCAGGAGTCAATTTCATGTGTGTCATTGCCGACTCTGACCCATACCCAATGGGGCGCGATGAAAAGGAACGACCCATGTTTGGGCTTGACCTTCAAGCGTGGATTACGCCGTGAGCGTTGTCCGTTCCACAATCCTGCACCACATCGGGTCAGGTGAGCCTGACGAGCCACAGGTGGATTATCAAGCCATCCTTGATGGGCTGGACGCCGTTTCTAACGCTGTTGCCGAACTTCGCAAAATGGTGACCCAGAAAGTGACGCCCGTCACTACCGAGGATGGCAAATGCCTTCATCCGTCGCCTGACCGCCGTGAAGCAGGGACATTTTCCCAAGTTCAGCCTTATTGTGGGCGTTGTGGCGAGTTCCTGTGAATACAAGCCCTTCAGACGCCCCTGACAGCCCCACACCCGACCCCTACGGGCGTTCGGGGCGTGCTGACGCCAAGCCTCGCTGTTGGCGCTGTAAACGCCTGTTGGCTGAAATGGTGACCCGTCCGTGGTCAATTACCTGCACAAGGTGCAAGGCGCAGAACGTCAACGATTGACTTGACTAGGGGTTAGTTCCCACGGCAAGATGGGCGCATGGAAACAATCACCTATGAAGCCCTTGTGGAACTGGTCGCGCAATGCGTGGACTTTGTTCCTGCAAAGCAGGAAGTCCCGACATGGACAAACAACCACAAACACATCGTCGCCAAGCGCGCGTCTGGTGTGGACGTGGACAACCCTGTGCGAATTGAGTGGACAGCCGACTGGACGATTTGCGGATTGAGCAACAGCGCCTTCGTTGAGTCCCTCGGTCGCGACGGCGAGTTGCGCGTTTGGAATGTCAGCGCCAAGACAAAGAAGGCAGTTGCCGACCAAGTCCACGAGCGCATTGTTATGGAACTGGCAGACGCCTTTTGGGGTGTCATTGACTACGGCTTCAGTCAGGACGAAGACCTCGCCGACAAAATCCTCAAAGCCCTCACAGAGTTCGCTTCAAAGAAAGAAGGAAAGTAAATGAAAATCATCAACTGCAAAAGGTGTGGGCAAGGCAACCTTGTCTGGGCAACGAGCAAGGCTGGCAAGTATTACTTGACCGACGCCGAGGCAACAGGAATCAGGAATGCCAACGGCAAACTCATCAAAACGCTCCAGTTGGCGCATCAATGCAAAACGCCCGAGGAAATCGCGGTGGAGGCAGGCTTTGACGAGGCGTGCCAACGCGCTCAGGTAATCCTTCAGGCTTTGGAGGATTCATGGCAACAAATCAGTGTCCTTGTGGAACAACCCGAAATTGACGGTGACGCGCTGGACGCTTTGACAGAAGCCAGAAAGCCATTACAGGCTGAACTGGACAAATTAAAGGAACTGCACAATTACAACTTCGTATTGGAGAAATACAAATGAACAGCATCAGCACCTGCGTTGAACACGCACCGACCTATTCGTCGGCACCTTCATGGCGTGCCATCGCCATCCTGAATGGCAGACGCACCAGTATGTGCTGTATGCACAGCCACAGCAGGAAAGACCTCGCAGAGAAATGCGCTGGTAAATACTTCTTGAAAATCATCGCCCCACTTCCAAACGCCGAACTGGTTGACATTGGTCACGGGCAATTTGAAGCACGCTGGACTGACAACCACAACCGAAACGTCACACGCCGATTCCACTACCAACCAGAAAGCAGAAACCAATGAGAACCATACATAACGAACGAACTGGTGAAATACCAGAAGACCAGAGTCGGGAGGCGTGCCGAGCGCGCGCCTTCATGATGCGCAACACGCAGTGCGCTTCGGCTGACTTGCCAGAGGAATGGGAAAGCATCCACGATGCAACTTTGGAGCAAAAGTGCAATCGCCTCGCCACGGTCAACACAGGCAAGTGGGAGTTCGCTCGGAGCCTTGCCCAACAGTTCAAGGACAAAGGCGCCCTTTCCGAAAAGCAACTGGTCTGGGTCAATCGCCTCTACAGAGAGCACGCCGAAATCAATCGCATCATTCGCAATGTCCGCGCAACCCACAAATGGACAGCGGTTGGTGCCATCACTCACAATATGAACACGGTGCTTGGCACCTACGCCATTACCAACTTCCACAAGTGCGACAGTTGTGGCGAATGGGGCGAGACCTACGAAAGCAACAACTACTCAGGCGATTAAAGAAACGTCCGATGTCGCCTAAAGGGTTGACCTCGGTCAATAAAGCCGTCATACTCAATCCACTCCCAAACCCGAATAACAAGGAGGCTCAAATGAGCGAAACCCAAACCCCAACCATCTCCCGTAAAGAGGAGCAACTTCTACGAGACCAAACCACATGGGAAACTTACGTTTCCGTTGGCAATTGGGTAGAAGTGGCAAAGCAAATGAACTACGCGAACGGCTCCTGCGCCCGACGCGCTGGACTTCGTCACGCTTTCCTCCACAGCCTGCTGGTGCAGGGCGACAACCCCCAAGTCGTCTGAACCCCCAAACTGCACCAGTCATGGGAACCTCGGCGTGTGGTGACGCCCTTTTGCTAGGGTCGGTAGCCACCGCCGAGGACTCCATGAACAACAGCGAACACATCACCCACCTAGAGACATGGACGGCGTTTCCTCGGAACACGCCGTTTGTCGTCAAAGGGCATCTAGGCATCTACCGATACCGCTACCACTTTCAACCAGAGGTTGGAGAGGCTAGAGTTGCTCTCTACGGTGGCAAAGCACCAGCCCACCGTGTTGACGCAGATGTCCTTGACCTGACCGTCGTTTCCGATAATGAACTCGCGATGATTCGCCATGCATCCTCACGAGGGGAGGTGACACTAGACAACACCAAAATCGTCACGCTACTCGCGTGGGACGTGACTCGCCCGAAAGCCAAAATAACAATGGCTTCAGGAGCGATTCTTACGGTCAATAAAGACCGCCTACAACTACCACAAGAAGGAAAACCTCCACAATGATAAAACGTTGGATTCTCGCGTTTGCCCTACTCGGCATCGTGTTTCATTTAGGGGCTGACAACCAGCCCACTGCCCTATCAACCACTACCTCAACCGTCCAGATGGACATGGCGCGACTACCTCGCCCCGTACGGCTCTTTCTAGCCGAACCAACCACCACAACCGCCGTGGTCAGGAAAGCCTCTCTCAAGCCCACACAGGCGCCTTTCAAGCCAAAGTGGGTCACCCTTCAGGTTGACGGAGAAACCATCTCCATCCCTCGGGACAAAACCTATCGTTGCCCCAAACTGGAGCCAGCCATCAGAAAGGCTGGTCTGAAGCCAACTGCCGTGTGGAGTTACATCGCCTACCGCGAGTCACGATGCACGCCAAAAGCAATCGGCTGGAACTACAAGAAAGGCAAGTCAGAAGAGAACTGCAAACTTGCCCATAGGTCTGTTTACAAGAAGTGCTCTGCCATCTCCTCATATGACTCTGGGGTTTGGCAAATCAACTCAACGTGGAAAACGCTGACGGCTCAAACCTGCAATTCGCCTTTGGGCGACATGGAAGTTTTGCTGACCGTTGAGTGCAACATCAAAATGG